GCCACCTTCCACGAGATACTATTTCTAGTATATCTGAATGTTCCCTGAACCAATCCTGATCTTCAAACGGAAGCATTTTCCCTATTGAGTCTAGTATCATCATACTAAACTCTAGGGGAAAGTTATTCGTTGCGTCGGATAGGTCGTGTGAGAACACGGTCTTCCCCGCAGTCAGAGCAGACTGAACAAATTCCACTCCTTTACCTTGGTCGAAAGAACAATCCCAAGGTAGACTGCGCACTACGGAAAATAGAAAATTTCCGAGCTTCGAGAGCACCACCTGGTGCACTCTAAGAGGGTTAGCGATAACCCTTGCCTTCATCCCTCGTTCTTGGACGACAGCTACAGAACCAGACAACAACTTATTGCTACTTACATTGATGCCACAGGAGATCTTTTCTTTCACTCCACAGGCGTCGAGGTAATGTTGAATTACTCTCTTATACACCTGGTCCCTATAGGGGAAGTCAAGCACTTCCAGCCAAGAGACATGGTCACTGGGTACTGCTGTATTTTCAATTACAGACAAATACCTCCCAGCTTTAACAATTGGCAATAATGCCTTCATTGTTGGTGAGGAGACCCACTTACCTAGCGGATCATACTTGGCTTTCGCTGCTTCCTCTCGGAATACACTCATGAACCTGGTCAGGGCCCATGGCAAGTCGTGAAAATGAAGATGCAAATCTTCGTGCACGATTTCCCTCTGCGCAGATAGGAAGAATTTCGACCACTGCGCATCTGTCAACACTGTGCTCCTAATATTGGAGATAAATGCAGTAATGACATTTAGAGCTCTCTCAAGGGTCAAGTGTTTTGACCATAGGTACCCAAAGGGCCCCTTAGGCCTACCGTCCGACTTGGTAGCAATCCAAGTCTCTGGTTTCGGGACATTTCCCGTAAGCAAGCCTACTTTTAACGCTTTTAAACGTGTTATTGTAGACGTCGGTCCCATAGAGCGCAACCACTTCCTATAGCAGTGAATTAACTGCCAGGACGTGGATCGCGGGATGTATTGTGTGCCGCAGAAGCGGAAGAGGTCAACGTTCGAAGCAGACGTAAAATCCTGCATGTTCGTACCTCCAATAAATTGAAGTGAACGCGAAGTGAACCCAGCCGACAAGACTGGCACTGGAATGTCCGCCCTCACGGG